AACTTCGCCAGGCACAGCACGAACGGCGGCACCGTCCGGTCAGGATGCTTGCCGAAGAAATGGTCGCCGCGCATGTCGTAGCCGAGCAGCACGATCTTCTTCGCGCCCAGGTGGACGGCCATATTGATGGCCTGGTAGCCGGAATTGAAGCCGGTCCGGACGTTGCGCGGGTTCAAATCCAACCCGTCCAATCCCGAGCGGTGCATCAATTGCACTCCCGGCCAGCGCACCGCCCCCGGCTGCGCGGTGTATTTCAGGCCCGTGAATCCCGGCACGCCCTTGTGCCACCCCCACCACTTCGCGTCGGCCGCATAGAGCACATCCGCCCACGGGGCGAGCTTGTAGGCATCGTTCACCGCAATGACCCGCGCCTTGCCGCGCACATAGGCCACATCCTCGGCCGTCAGACTCGGCCCGGTCCCGAGACAGACGATCGGCTCGCCCGGCCACAGTTTCGGCACCACCGTGGCCTCGGGCCGCTTCGGCAGGGCGCCAGACGCCATCACGCACACGCCGGGTCCCGCAGGCGGTGTAAGAGGGCGGTGACGCCGGCTGCCAGATAGCCGCGCTCCCGCGCCGGCACGGCGCCGGCCTCGTCGTCCCCACGAAACCGATACAGTTCCCCGAGTTGCACCAGCACCGCCGCCTGCACCTCGCGCGGCACGGTGTCCACCGTCCACGCCTCCATCTCGGTGCGCCAGTCCGCATCGCCCCGGTCGAGATAGGTGACGATGATCGCCGTCGCCTGCTCGAGCTTGGCGTGGACGTCATCGTGCCCGATGGCCGTGACCGGCCCGAGCCGCAGATGCGTCATCGCCTGTTCCAGCGTCACGAGTTCAGGAATGACAGGGGGAGAGGCCATGTCGGGTTACCACTTCGAGCCATCCGGCCCGAGTTGCGTCAGGTCTTTGCCGGGCCGCCCGTCCTTGCCGTCCTTGCCGGCCGGGCCTGGCGGGCCGGGGCGGCCATCCTTGCCGCGCTTCACGCAGAGCGTCCACGCGCGCGAGGCCTCGTCCGGTTCACCGGGCCGCGCCGTCGTCGTCTCGCCGGCAATCCACAACGACCCCTGCACCGTCACCACATCGCCGGCCCGATACGTCGTGCTCGCCTCCCAGATGTCGCGGTAGCGCATCGGCCAGCCGATGAACAGATCCGCCGACTTGATGAGCGTGCCCTTTCGGAAGTAGCGCTCCGAGCGGATGCCGGTGTCGAGGTCGTAGGTGATGTCGGCATCGTCGAAGCTCAACCCATCGACCCCGTCACGCCCATCCCGCCCGTCTAAGCCTTTTTCGCCGGGCAGGCCGTCTCGGCCATCCTTGCCATCACGACCCGGCGCGCCGTCCTTGCCATCCACGCCATCACGGCCCGGTGGGCCAGCTGGACCCGGCGCACCGTCCTTGCCATCAATCCCGTCGCGTCCAGGTGTGCCATCAAGACCGCGCTCACCATCCTTGCCATCAATCCCGTCGCGTCCGGGTGCGCCATCAAGACCGCGCGCGCCGTCCTGGCCATTCAGACCGTCACGCCCCGGTGGGCCGGGCAGGGCCGACAACTGTTCGAGCGCCGCGATCCGGCGCAGCACATCCTCCGGCACGGCCGGGACCACGACGGACGCCTGTGCAGCGGTCAGTGCCGCCACCTCGGCCCGTAACGTCTCCACCTGGCGCAGCACCACCTCGTGGTCGCGCGTGAGCGTGAGAAAGCGGTCCAGCAGGGGCGTCAAATCGGCCGACATGCCCGGCATCCCCGGCGGCCCAACAGGACCCGGAGGTCCCGGGGCGCCGTCCCGACCATCCCGGCCCGGTGCGGGCACGGGCATCTCCCGCCGCTCGAGCACATCGAGGCGCAGCGACAAGCGGTCGTGGACGGATTTGACGGTGGCCAACATCACGTCAAGCAGTTTTTCCATGTCACCCAACCAGGCCGAGCGCGGCCTCTTTGACACGCCAGGTCGCTATCGCTTCCTGTTCCCGCGCTTCCTCACTCGCGGGTTCCTCACCCGCGACCGGCGTCTCCTCGGTGGGCGGCGCCGTCCCCACCTGCTCATCGCGCCGGTTCAGCGCGGCCAGCGAATAGTTCTGTTGCTGGAGATACGGGGTGTCGCCGCCATCGACGGGCTTGAGGTCGAACTTGGCCCGCGCCTCGTTGGGCGACATAAAGCCCGCCCCAATCGCCTGCGAGGTGGCCTGCACCTTCGTCGCCGTGTCCATCCGCAACAGCGTCTCGAGGTCGCACTCGACGCCATACGGACGCGGCAGTTCCAGGCCCTCGTCCAGCGACAACTCCAGCGCCTCAATCAGTTCCTGCAAGCACTGGCTGTAATACTGCTGGGAGAGGGCTTCGATGTTGTTGTAGTTCGGCATCGGCCCGACGCCGATCATGTAGGGCGGGACGTGAAAGGCGCTGCAGACCACGTCCGCCGTCCATTTCAACTGCTCGATGAGTTGCGCGTCGACCGCCTTGACACTCATCGGCTCATACTTCAGGCCGTCACCCAACACCGCAATCTTGCCGACGTTGTCGCCGGCATACTGCGTTTCCCAATAGGTCTTCAGCCGATTCGCCGTCTCCTGGCTGATGGCGCCTGGCGCTGTCAACACGCCGCCCGGTTGGCTGCCATTCGAGAAGAACGCCGTCGATCCCGTCTGGATCGCCAATCCTTGTTGGGCGCCGACGCCACACGCCATCAAAGGAGACACCCCGACGAGCGGGTGATACAGCGCATAGCCCACGTCGTGGATGACCTCGCGGGCCGGGACGATGACGACATCCGTGGTCAACCCGGAGAGGATGTCGCGCTTGAGTTCATAGAAGACGCTGCCGTCCGGCGCCACGAGGGGCGTCACGCGCAGCGGGTCGAGGATGTAGAGCGCCGTCACCACGCCGCGCGCATCGCGCGCCTTGAGGGCGTAGGTGTTGCCGTGGAGCAGCTTGGACATGATCCACCACTCCACGAACTTGATCCGGTTCTGATAGCGGTTGGGACGCCGAAGCACCGGCGAGAAGGCCGGCGACTCGGTTTCGGTCCAGATGCCGTCGGCATCCTGCGCGACGAGCTTGAGGCGCATCTTGCCGATGTCGCTGCTGATGAGCGTGACGCAGGCATAGACGGCGAAGTAACTGAGGATCGTTTCGGTGGTGGCCGTCGTGTTGCTCTGCCAGGCCCCCGTGAAACTCTCGCGCACCGTCGGCCAGATGGGATACCACCCGCCGCGACTCTCCAAACTCGAGAGTGGGCGCGTGGCCTTCGTGATGGTGATGTCGAAGCCCAGCACGCGCATGGGCTACTCCACCGTGAGGTCGCGGCGTCGGTAGCGGCGCCGAGGTGGGGTGGGCGGGTCTGCAGTCTCCGTCTCGCCCGACGCCCGTGGACGCCCGCGACGACGGGGCGGCACCGGCGGTTCAGGCTCAGGCGGGATCACCGCCGGCACAGGCACGGGGGCAATCATTCCCGGCGGGGCAAACGCCGCTTTGTGCTGGTAGCACAGGACGGCGGCCGCAATGGGCTCGGCGTCGAAGCGGACCCCCGCCGGGATGATCGATCCCTCGTGTTCGAGATCCGTTCGAGCAACAAGGGCAATTCGCATGGGTCGACCGTCGCCGGAGGCGCCCTCACAGGTGCGCCCCCAGCGATACCGCCAGACCACCAGGCAGCCTAGCTACCCGACCCCCAGGCCACGTCCGACATGTAGGTCACCGCCGCCGTCCGACGCCGCGCCCAGTTGATGTAGCGTTCGGCGCGGATGGCGATCTGGTTCGACTGGAACATGTTGACGATGGTCTGGCTCTCGCCGCTGGCGTCCGGGTCGTCGCTCATCTCGATGCTGGCCTCGCGGCTCACATCAATGGATACGCCGCCGTCGTCCGAGAGGAAGATCTCGGGCGCGTTGGCGAGGATGACGAGGTTGCTTACGGGCGAGCCGACCGCCGCATACTGGCTCGTCACGACCGGTAGCCCCTCGAAGGTGCCGCCGAGCATCCCGAGTCCAGGGAACTCCGGCTGCCCGAGCGCGTTCCGCATCAGGCTGAGCTGGAGCGCCACCGTGTTCGGCATGATCCAGACCGCCCCGACGGGCGACTGGTTGTCGGCCAGGAACGTCCCGAGCATCGTGGCGAGGTCGGCATGGACAGCCGCAGCGTCCGTGCCACTCGGCACGCCCGCGACCAGACCGTTCGTGATGGAGGCCGGCGAGACGTTCGCGGCCAGCGCCTTCGTCGGGTCGATAAAGTCGGTGTCCATCCGGGCGATGACCGCCTTCGACAACTCGTCGCGGATCAGCCCTTCGGCCGAGGGCGACGAGAAGCGGAACAACTCGTCGGAGAAGACCGCGATGGCCGCAATCTTCGCCCAGGTCAGGGTCGTCGCTTCGACGTCGAACTTCGTCACGGGCTTGTTCGCGCCCTGGCCGACCCACGACGCGCTCGCGCCGCTCGTCTGCCCGACGATGCGGACGTTGAACGGCACGCGCCGCAGCCCCGGAATCCGCCCGATGATGGTCTGCGGCCGGAGGAACTCGATGAACTCGGACGCGAGATTCGTCGGATCCACGAGCGGACCGGCCCAGGTGAGGTCGGTCGTGGTGCCACCGGCCACCGCCGCCTTGAACACCGCCGCCACGCGCGGGTTGTCGGGGTAGCGCTGCATGGCGATGAGTTCGGGCGCCTGGCCGGTCAGCAGGGACGCGCCCCGGCACACCAGCATCCGAATGAAGTCCGTACCGACTGGCTGGTTGGGCTTCGGGTTGCTGATGGACGTCGTGACGTCGTGCGCCTTCGGCGTCCGAATGGGCTCGGCGCGGTAGGCCATCTCCTTCTCCAGCGCCTTTGCGCGCTCGATGTGCGCGGCCAGCGCCTTGACCTCGCTGACGAGGCCGTCGTATTCGTCCTGGTCGGCTTCGTCGAGCGTGCTCTTGTCTTTGGCAGCCTTGGTCAT